AAGGGGCTACGCGTTTAGCCGCACACCTACACCACAACCGCACGGAGGCGCGAAAAAAATATATGACCAGTGAGGAGCGCCGGGAGGCGCGATACCATAGACGACAGGCCGCACGGGAGGCGCGGCGGAGGAAACGCAGCGAGGACCTGGGCGGGATCGCCCAGGCGTTCAGTTTCCGAAAAATGTTCAAATGGGGAAAGAAGTGCTGTAACAATGTCCGGTGGAAACAATCCACGCAGAATTTTGAACGGCACCTGTTTTCCGGCACGGCCCGCAGGCGGCGGGAAGTTTTATCCGGGAAGTGGCGGCCAAAGCCGGGTGCCCACTTCCTTCTCCGGGAGCGAGGCAAGATCCGGCCCATAGACGCCCCACACATCAACGACCGGCAGATCCACAAAACCCTGACCAAGGAGGTGCTGGAGCCGCTATACACGCCGGGCATGATCCGGCGGAACGGCGCCAGCCAAAAGGGAAAAGGACTGTCCTTCCACCATGAGGAACTGAAACGGATCCTGCGGGAGCATTTCAGGAAACACGGCCGGGAGGGTTACGTGGTCCTTATGGACCTAAAGCAGTTCTTTCCCTCCGCGCCCCATGCGGCGATCTATGAGCGCCACCGGCGCCTGATCCTGGACCCGGAGATCCGGGCGGTGGCGGACACGGTGGTGGCCGCTGTGCCGGGCGGCGTGGGTATGCCCCTGGGCGTGGAGCCGTCGCAGATGGAAATGGTGGCCCTGCCGTCCGCCGTGGATAACTGGATCGCCTGCCAACTGCGGGCGGAGGATCCGGCCCACTATATGGACGACTACCACATGATCGCGGAAACCAAGGAGCAGGCGGAGGCGTTCCGGGACGCCGTGACCGAGCGCATGGAGGCCATGGGGCTGACCGTGAGCCGAAGAAAAACCAAGATCGTACCGCTGTCCAGGCCATTCCGGTTCTGCAAGGTAAAATTCCAACTGAAACCCACCGGAAGGGTGATCACACACGGGAACCGGGACGGGATGAAACGGGCGCGGCGGAAACTGCGGGCGTTCAAGGCCAAGGTGGACGCCGGTGAAATGACCGTCCCGCAGGTGCGGGAGTGGCTGACCAGCCAGATCGCCTATTATGAGAACTACAACGACCACGGCCGGGTCCTTCGGCTGAACCGGCTATTTTATGCAATTTATGGAGGTGCTGACCATGTTTAAGATCATCAAGGAAGGGACAAGCCTGGGAATGACCGAGGCCCCCACCTACGTGCGGCAGGCAGAAAACGGGTGCTTTGTGCTGTGCCAGGAGGCCAAGGCGACGGGGATCGCCTACGGCGGGACCGTGTACCACCTCCTGGGCCGGGAGGCCGTGGAGGGCGCGGAGAGCGTGATCCTGGAGGAGACGGACGCCGGGGAGGAGATCGAGCGGACGGCCACGACCAACGGGATCGTATTCACCACCATGGCGGAGGCCGGGAACATTGACGACGTGACGGCGGCGGAACACGCGGACTTGTTCTCCCCGTGGGCCTATCCCGTCAACTACACAGCGGGGCAGATCCGGCGCTATACGGACGGAAAACTGTATAAATGCCTCCAGGCCCATACCAGTCAAGCCGACTGGACGCCGGACACGGCGGTGAGCCTGTGGGTGAGCATTTCGGACCCGGCGGAGGAGTGGCCGGAGTGGTCCCAGCCCCTGGGGGCACATGACGCCTATGCCCAGGGGGCCAAGGTAAGCCACAACGGGAAACACTGGATCAGTGACGTGGCGGCAAACGTGTGGGAGCCGGGCGTGTATGGATGGACGGAGGCCGCAGACGACGCGGCGGAGGTGTAAGCCGTGGAAAAGATCCCGTACATCGTAAAAAAACGCATGAGGCTGGAGGGGATCAGGGGCCGCGTCAATCTCCCCTATGGCACCGAGGTGGAGGCCGTGGACGGTATGATCATTTACAAGGGGGAGGCCGTGTGCGCCGTGACCAGCCGAAACGCCCACCTGTATTTCGCCCGGGACGACGACGGCCAGGGGCGGGAGCGGGGCGCCCTGACGCTGGCCATCACCTCCACACTGGAAAAACGGGACAAAGACCATCAAGCCCGCTGGGATCGGGTGTGGGAGGATGAAACCGCCCAAAAGTACCGACGGCAGGACCATGAAGATCATTTCCTGTGGGGCCATGCCTTTTTCGAGGCCCCGGTGGAGGACCTGCGGCACATCGCGGATCTGATCGGCGCGAGGAGGTGACGGCCATGGACAGCACAAAAATGATCGCAGACCTGTGCGCCGTCATTGACCGCATGAACGTGATCATACAGGCCCAGGCCATGGAACTGGCCCAGTATGGGGCGGTGGTCCACGCGGAGGAGATCGCGGAGGTCCGGCAGAAATACGCCAGGGCCATCGGTGAGGGGGTGGGACCATGAGCCTGGAGGAAATCCTGCTGGGCGGCGGCGGGGTGCTGCTGGCGGCCATGACGCTGATCCAGGTGGCGCCCATCAAGGTCAATCCGTGGTCCGCCGTCGCCAAGGCCATCGGCCGCGCCATCAATGGGGAGGTGATCGCCAAGGTGGACCAACTGGAGCGGGACCTGGTGGCCATGAAAGCGGCCCAGGAGGAACGGGACGCGATCAGTTGCCGGTCCCGGATCCTACACTTTGGGGACGAAACGATCCACGGGGTCCGGCACACAAAGGAGCATTTCGACCAGATCCTGCGGGACATTACCAACTATGAGCAATACTGTAAGGACCACCCGCGTTTCGAGAACAACACCACCGTGCTGACCTCCCAGCGGATCAAGGATATTTACGAGGACTGCCTGGAAAAGGCGGATTTTCTGTAAAAAAGGGGGCGCAGGAATGAATATGCCTTTGATTGCGGCGGCCGCCATGGCCGGAGGGGCGGCGCTGGGGTTTTTCCTGTGCTGGGTGGCCACACGCCTGGCGGCGGGAAACCACGCGGCGGCCACACGGCTGGCCACCGCCGCAAAGAAGAAAATGGGGACCATGGACAAGGTGCTGATCCTGGAGGGCGTGATCCTGGTGGCCTATACGGCGGCGGACCTGGCCGTGTTCTGGCACACTGGGAACGAGCCGGCCACCCTGACCGCCTGTGTGTTCGGCGTGTGCGGTTTTGAAAACGGGGTCATGGGATGGATCAAGACCACAAAGGAAAAAGTGCGGGACCGGCGCTGGGAACAGGAGGACCGGGAGCGCATGAGGAAAGAAGAACAGGAGGCGCAAAACAATGGGTAAAATGAAAGCCAATGTATTCGTGGAAAAGGCGGTGGAGATCGCCAAGAACTTCAAAACCCTGTACGTTATGGGCTGTTTCGGGGCACCGCTGACGGGTTCCAACGTGAGCCGCTACTGCAATAACCATTCCTACAACCGAGCGGCGGACCGCACGGCCATGATCAAGGCGGCGGGAAACCAAAACCCGCCCGTATATGGCTTTGACTGCGTGTGCCTGATCAAGGGCATTTTGTGGGGGTGGAGCGGGAACGCCTCCAAGACCTACGGCGGAGCCAATTATGCCAGCAACGGGGTCCCGGACATAGGGGCGGACACCATGATCACCAGGTGCCTGGACGTTTCCACAACCGGATGGGACAACATGGCCGTGGGTGAAGCGGTGTGGATGTCCGGCCATATCGGAATTTACATCGGGAACGGCCTGGCGGTGGAGTGTTCCCCCAAGTGGGAAAACAAGGTGCAGATCACGGCCGTGGGGAACATCGGGAGCAAAGCGGGGTACAACACGCGGACCTGGACCAAACACGGAAAACTGCCCTATGTGGATTACTCCGAGAGCGGGACGACCACCGGCGGCGGGACCGCGACAAAGCCGGATACCGGCGGCGCTACCATCTACAAGGTAGCGGCCGGGGACAACCTCTCCAAGATCGCGGCCAAGTACGGCACCACCGTGGACGCCCTGGCGGAGATCAACGCCATCCAAAACAAGAACCTGATCCGCGTGGGCCAGGTGCTTATGCTCCAGGATACACCCCAGGCGGCGGCCGACAAACTGGAGGCCCTGGGCGTGATCAACTCCCCGGACTACTGGGCGGAGGCGGCGGAGGCCGGAAAGGTCCAATACCTGGACATTCTGCTGAAAAAGGCCGCGCAGACCATCACAAAGGCCGGGGTGCGGACGGATACGCCCCAGGAGGGCGTGGCCGCGCTGGTGGCCGCCGGCGTGATCAATACGCCGGAATACTGGCTGGCCAACTATGGCACATTCCCCAGCCTGGACCTGCTGCTGCAGGCGCTGGGCGGGGCTGTGAAATAATAAGAGGAGGACATACACATGGAAACCATTATGCAGTACATTCCCCTGGCGGTGTCCGCCATCCTGCTGGCGGCCCTGATCCTGACCGTGATCACCAACATCATCACACAGGTGGTCAAGAAAATCACCTGGGACAAGATCCCCACCAACATTCTGGCGGTGCTGGTGGCCATGGCCGTGACCCTGCTGGCGTTCTTTGCGGTGTGCCAGATCATGGGCTGGGCCGTCACCTGGTACATGGTGGCCGGCGCGGTGGCCCTGGGCCTGTTCGTGAGTTATGCGGCCATGTTCGGCTTTGACAAACTCCGGGAGGCCCTGGAGCAGATCACCAACTGGGGCAAAGACAAAACGGAGTAAAGAGGACCCCCGGCACCTACGAGGCGCCGGGGGTTCGTTATCGGGCAAAGAACACGCCCAGGGGGCTACCGGAGGGGGACCGCCACCCGGCGGGGTGAATGTCCTCCAGGGCCTCCATGGAGGTGCGGCCGTCCTCCCACCGGATCACCGCCATGGTGGCGGCGGGGGTCCATCGGGTGGCCTCCCTTTCGGCAAAGCCGACGATCACGCCGGCCTCCAGGGGATACATGGCACCCCAGTTTCCGGCGACGGGTTGTCCAACCATCACAAGGCCGGGGTGGTCCGCAGGCTGCACGGCCTGGGGAATGAACGCGGAAACGGGGTCCTGGATCTCCTCCACTTCCTCCGCCTCCAGGTATTCGCTGGAGGCGCGGAAAACGGGGGCCATGCTGTACCGTTCGGGGATGATATACTCCCCGTCGTGGTCCGTGTAAATCTTCGCCCGGCGCTCCTGGCCGTCGCGGCGGAAAGTAACGGTTTTCGCCGTGCGCTTGACGATCTCCACCACGAAAACACAGTTGTGATCGCAGGCGCTGGTGGTGAAATATTTCTTGCCAATCTCAAAAGTAGCCATCTTGTAAACCCTCCTGATCGTGTGTGGTTCGTCCGGGCTGTTCGCCCCTGCCTTACGAGTGTT